ATATTCTCTTATGAGATGTCTGTACCACAGCTTGTATCTAGAATTCTTAGTGGTGAAACCCACATTGACAATAGATATTTGATTAAGGGTACACTTACATCTGATGAGTGGGGGGTTATCCACAAAGCAACAGGTCATCTAGAGAATATACCTCTGTTTATTGATGAGTGTAGCAACACCAGCTTGAGGTATTTGATTAACAAGATTAGACAGTATGTAATTACTAAAGACGTCAAGCTTGTTATGATAGATTATCTTCAGCTGGTCAGCAACATGGTCAAAGGTAGAAGTCGTGAGCAAGAAGTGTCAGTAATTGCACGTTCCCTTAAGAATATTGCCAAAGAGCTTAACATTACTATTATAGCTCTATCGCAATTGTCAAGAGGTGTCGAGCGTAATGAAGGGTGCAGGCCTATGCTGTCTAACCTAAGAGAATCAGGTGAGATAGAACAGGCAGCAGACGCAGTAGTCTTTGTATATAGACCAGAGTATTATGGTTTTGACGGAGATGCAAACGGACAAACGACGGAAGGCAAGGCAGAGATTATATTTGCCAAGGGAAGAAACATAGGTATCGGTAGTAAATGGCTAAGGTGGATTAATTATCTAACTAAGTTTGAAGAGCTTAACGAAGATAATTCTTACAATAGTTTTGTTGATAACAATTAATTTATTACCTTTACTAAACCATGAAGAAGCCCGAAGACCTAGTAAACAAGGTAGCTGCAGAGCTACCGTTCTCTAAAAATCTCATCAAGAAGGTTGTTAGTAAAACTTTCAAGAATATAGATGAGCGTATGAAAAACAAAGAGAACATTATGCTAAGAGGTTTTATGAAATTTGTTTGTGCATCAGACAAGAAGACTAAAACCTATAGCATAGATGAGTATAAACAATTAAAAACCAAAGACAAGTGAAACCAAACATTATTATTGTAGGTAAGAGTGGGTCAGGTAAATCAACATCGTTGAGAAATCTAAATCCCCACACAACAGCTGTATTAAATACAGAGAGAAAGCAACTTCCGTTCAAAGGAGCGAAAGAATTCAAGAATGTACCAGTACCAGACTTGAATACATTCAATGCAGCGTTTGACAAAGCAGTTAAGTCGCCTGACATTGACACTATTGTAGTAGAATCATTCACCAGCTTAGTAGAAATGATATACAGAGAAGCTGACATCAGGTTTAAAGGCTTTGATGTGTGGTCATTCTACAACAAAGAGATAGATAGAATCCTCAACATGAGCAAGAATACAGATAAGTATGTAGTATTCTTAGCTATTGACGGGGCATACGACGGTGAAGACGGTGTACAAGAAAGATTTGTAGCTGTTGATGGTAACCGTTGGAAGAAGCGTGTAGAGAAAGAGTTTGTATGCTGTTTGTTTACAGACAATCACTACGGTGAAGATAAAGCTAAGTATAGGTTCAGAACACAATCTTCAGGGAAAGACTCAGCTAAGAGTCCGATGGGAATGTTTGAAGAACTATATGTAGATAACGACCTTGCACAGGTCATAGAAAAGTGCGAAGAGTATTATAACTAATCTTAAATCAAGAACAGATGTTTGACAATTTAGAAAACGTAGAGGTGCAAGAGCAACAAGCTTATCTACAAGAAGGTGTTCACAAAGTAAAAATTATGGAAGTGAAAACCTCTGCACAAAGAGAAGGGTATACAGGTACGCCGTATACAGAGTTTAAAGTTCAAAACCAGAAAGGTATTGCTTATCTAAAGCTTAGTGGTGCTGATGCAAACACTTCAGCAGCAGCTGTTGATGTACGCAAGAAGATATTTAAGAGATTCTTAATGTCAGCGGGTGCTAAGACTTTTACTAACCCAGCTATTGCTTGTAAAGAAGCAGTAGGTAATGTTATTGAAGTAATATTAGGTAAGCGTGAGTATTGGACTAACGACAAAGATACAGGAGAACCTGTAGTAAAAAGCGTTATGGATTACAAGATGTCTGGTCCAGAAGGTAGCAACCTTGTATTTGACCACACAAAGCATAACAAAACGTTAAGCCCTTCTGACTCAGCAGCGTTTAGAGCAGCACATGAAGCGTTCTTAAATGCGAGTACAGGTGGTGTAGCTAACGATAGTATGCCATTCTAAATGTAATTGCAAGGGTGTAAAAGCCCTTGCTTTACTATGAAGCTTATACACATAGCAAAAGTTGTTAAGGGAAAGATGCACTTTGGAAACAGAGAGCGTCTTGACCAAGACATTGCTAGATACGAAGATAAGACTGTACAAGTTATCATTTCAGAGTACAAACCTAAACGAAGCAATCAATTGAATCAATATTATTGGGGAGTAGTAGTAAAGATTATATCAGACTACACAGGATATACTAAAGAAGAAACTCACGAACTATTGAAACAAACATTTCTTAAGAAGAAAATAGAGGTTGACAATGAATGGTACGATACAACAGAAAGCACTACCAAGCTATCTAACAAAGACATGTTAGATTTTATCGAGAAGGTCAAGCAATGGGCAGCTCAAACATTTCACTTATATATACCAGACCCGCATGAGAAAGGATGAGATATATATACCCTTTAACGTACCGTCGAGCAAGAACAGTAAACAGTGGACAGGTAAATACCTGATAAACAGCAAGACGACAAGAGAGTATATAAAAAACACCAAAAAGTTTTACCAGGAAAAGAAGGATAAGTTCCTGAAACTTACAGAAGGTTTAGAAAAACCATACACAGTATCATTCTACTTTATACGTAATAGTAAGAGAAAGTTTGATTACATCAACCCAGCTCAAACAGTACAAGACCTTATGGTTAAGTACGGTTGGATAGAGGATGATGACATACATAACCTCATACCGCATTTTACAGGGTATGTTGTAGACAAAGAAAAAGCAGGAGTAATCATTAAAGTTTTAAAAAATGGCACGAGAAACACATAAATCTAGACTATTGAAGTACTTACAAGAGTACAGAAGCATCACCTCATTAGAGGCTATTAGAGACCTTGGTAACACTAGGTTGTCTGCATCTATATTCTTACTCAAAGAAGACGGAGTAAAGATAAAGACAGAGAACGCAAGAGTGGCTACAAGATGGACTAACAAAGACGGAAGTAAAAAGATGACTAACGTTGCAAAATATGTATTATGCTAGAAAACAAAGGGATTATTACAGACGAAAATTACTACGACGATACAGAATATATATCGGCTAGTATGGTAAAGCAGGCCCTGCAGGGGAGCAAAAAGCGATTTGATTTTGCTATGTCTCAGAACATAGAAAGTGAAGCGTTCTTAGTAGGGTCTGCGTTCCATGCTATGATGCTTGAACCTGAAGAGTACAAGAAATTGTACGCTTTTGAACCAGCAATGGACAGAAGAACCAAAGCAGGTAAAGAGTATATAGCAGAATGGAAAGAGCAGAATGCAGATATTCCTAATCACCTTCCAGGTAAAAGCGAAGACATGCTATTAAATATGCAGGATAGCTTAAACAACCACCCTGTATATAAAGCATTAATAAAAGAATCTGGTGAGAGAGAGGTAATCAAGTTGTTTGAGCTTGAAGGTGAAAAGTGCAAAGCAAAAGTAGACTATTATGACGTAGAAGATAATTATATAGTAGACATAAAAACTTGTAAGAATCTAGACATAGAAGACATTGCTAAAAGCATTAAAGATTACAAGTATGGTATACAAGCAGCATTTTATTTAGACGGGCTCAAAGCGCATAAGTTTTACTTTGTTTTTATAGAAAAGAAAGCACCATACGATGCTGTAGTTGTAGAATTTGTAACTGGCCTAGAAGATAGTAGGCAAGCATACCAAAATGGTATAGCTAACATCAAAACATTTAGAGAGCTAGACGAGACAAAGAAAGAAGATATGTACTTAGCTTTTAACAACATAATTAAACTATAAATGGAAACAGTATTTGTATACGGAACTCTGAAAAGAGCTCATGGGAATCATAGATTACTAAAAGGTAGTAAATACCTTGGAACGGGTCTAACTAGAAACAGATACGTTATGTATGAAGATGGAATCCCATACGTGTCTAAATCTTTTTCTCTAACTAATATATCAGGAGAGCTCTACGAAGTTAGTGGGGCTACTCTTGATAACTTAGACATGCTGGAG